GGACGACTACGACGCGGACGACTACGACTCCCACGAGTCCGAGATTGCCTCGAACTTTGAGGACGACGCCGACGAGGAGGACGAGGAGGATGAAGATGATGCAGACGAAGATGGAAACTTGGATGGATTTGTTGTAGCAGATAAAAGTGAGAGTGGTGGTTCTGATAGTGAAGACGATGGAAAACCTGCCGTTCCTGTCAAAAAGCGAACCCCAGTCAAGAAGCGCCCAGTTGCCGCCCCCCGAAAGCGCAATGCCTGAGAACCGAGGCGCGTCGTGGGACCAGCCGGAAGAGGAGGAGCCCCGAGTGAACAGGTATATGTTCGCTCCCCCTCCGCTAGAGAAAAAGGATCCGTTCGCAGCACTCAAGGAGAATCACGTCGCGTTGATTCTGCTTGGTATTGTCATCGGTGTCATTATCATGAATATGCGCCCCATCATCGTAAACTCGGGTGGGGCTCTCGCTAAGCATTAAGGGGATACAGTGGTGCCCTTGGCGCAAAATCATCATTTCCAACAAAGTTACCAATTGGACCCGTGCGATTCTTGTAGACGTCCTCCTGGAGGAAGCCCGTCCACACATTCACGCGTGTCTGATCTGCCGGCTCCATGTCGCGAAACACAGTAAATGCAGGCGCGTTAGGGTCTGGTGGTGGCCTGCTTATAACGTTCGGAAGAATTCGCATGTACATCATCCACCCCAGAAACGCAATGACGACCACGGCCGCCAATGGCATCACCTGGCCCTGTTGCAACAGATAAAAACTACTCAAAATCATGAAAGATCCGGCAATTGCCAAGAGCACTAATTGGCCCTTGGGAAGTGTCTGGGGGGAAATCATATTGATTTCCCGTCTATTATTCGTAAATATTTTAGTTCGCTCACTCTGTTTCGCTCACGTCCGGGACATCGTCGTCACCCTCAGGGATCGTCTCGATCGTCAGTGTCGTGGCGTTTGCTGCGTCAGCCTCCCGACGCTTCAGGACCTCGGCCGCGACGCGGATGTCCGCCTTGACCACCAGCTCATCCATAGTCGCCTCCGGGAACTCCACCTTGAGAGCCTCCAGGAAGTCGGCCGGGTGAGGAATAGGTGGCACGTCCGGCTTGGTGTAAAACTTGGAGTTCTCATCGGCCGGGTCGATGTACGGGAACTCGCCATCCTGAGGCTTGGCCGTCATGTCGCGCTTGCGCTTCTCGAACATCGCAGCGGCCTGCGACTGGTTCGCGCGGTACTTGGACATGATCTCCTCGAGCTTCTCGTTCTGGTAGTGAGTGTCCTCAATCTGCTCGCGGTCAGGGGGGATCAGCAACCACTTGTACATGTCGACCACATAAATGTCGACAATCGCATCCTCCTTCTGCAGGCGCTTTGCGTGGGTGCCCGCCTCATCACGGGACTGAAAGCATCCACGGATCTTCATGCCAAACTTGTCATTCTTCTGGGGAAGGTCGGGGCCGACGAAAGAAACGCACGCAAACAGCTGCCCGGGAACCGTCAAATAATCCTGCTCGAGGGAAGCCATATAAAAGAGACATGCGTTTTTCTTTTAACTAAGTAAACGCGATGGAATTGCGCCAGCTCCACAATCAAATAAAACGCGAACACATTTCGCGCTGGGTCCCTCGACGTTCGCACGTTCTCGACTGCGGGTGTGGACGTGGCGGGGACTGGCACAAGTGGAAGGCGGTGCACGCCCGGGTCTCGGCCATCGATCCGGACCCGGAGTCGATCAGGGAGGCTGAGAGTCGAGCAATCGAGATGGAGTTTGGGGTCTGGTTCCTGGGCCTCGGGGACATCCGTCAGGCTGCATTCGCCGGCCCGTACGACGTCGTCTGCTACAATTTCTCTTTACACTACATCTTCGAGGACCCCGAGACATTCAGCCAGTCCATCAAGGCCCTGGCAGTTTCGGTTCGCCCGGGTGGCCTCTTGATAGGCGTCACCCCCGAGAAGGCCCGGGCTGAGGCGATGGTCGACCAGTTCGGTCACTTCAAGGATTCCCTTGGAAATGAAATAGCCCTGCTCCATGCAAACTCGCGACTCATGGTGCGCCTGGTCGACGGCCCGTTCTATGCAGACGGTGGGAAGGAGGAACCAATTTTGGATGCAAATGTACTGATACGTGCACTCGATCACGCCGGGTTCGAGATGGTCCAGTGGGAACCAATGATCGACAAGCCCAACGGTCTCATCTCCGACCTCTACAGCAAGTTTGTATTCAGGAGGCGCTCCTGAATTTTCTAAGTTAATATCAGATGATCCAGTGGGTGGTGGTCGCCGCACTCTTCCTGGTGTTTGTGATAATTTTGATCACAAATAGGGAGCCCCCGATGCTGACGGAGATCAAGCACAGGTACTGGGGGATCCTGGATATGCTGAGAGAGACTGGGGACCCTGCGTGGCACGGTGTTATGCGACCGGCGATCATCACTGGGATGGTCGGGTGGTCGAAGGACAAGGGGCCGATAGGTTCGAACGTCAACAAGGGGTACGAGATTTACCTCTGCCTGGATGGAGATGACGTCAACTCGGCGATGTACGTTCTCATTCATGAACTGGCACACATGTCCGTCCCGGAATACGATCACACGTCGGATTTCTGGAAGAAGTTTGAAGAGCTCAAAGAGCTGTGCATCAAGAATAAGTTTTATGTAAAGGGGGGAGATAGGTCTTATTGTGGGGACACTGTTCGAGGGTAAAAGCCAAGTCGCGCAGCGACTTGTGGCCGCGCCAGAGGCCCTTGGACCCCATGAATTTCAATTTAAAATTGGTTCACTTCTCAATCACGTACTTCTTCGCCAGGTAGTACAGGATTGCCACAATCAGTCCCGTCACGGCGAGTCCGGTCAGGGACACCTCACCAGACTCGCCCACAAACTTGGGCACCATGGTGCGCAGGCGGCTCTGGACCGGCTTGGAGAATGCGATGGCGGCGGCGATGGCGGCGACGGCCGCCTGGAACTGGTCATCGGTCAGACCAAAGGGGTTGGAGGAAGACTTCTTGGACTTGGCAGCGCGCTCAACCATGGGCGCCTGCTGGGGAGGTCCCATCATCTCGTTCTGGATCATTTGGTTCGGGCCGGGCATGAGCTCCTCCAGAGGAGTAGAAAAGTCTGCCATTTGAGATTCGTCAACATCTTTTTCCGGCGAAGGAGGTCGCGTCCGCCTAATCAGCCCCGTCGGGACTGACTTGGCCTGGTCGCCCTTCTCGCGGTTGAGCGCCTGATGGGCGAGCTCCTCGTCCACTGTAAGTGTGGCCCCCTCTGGGAGGTCGCTCAAAATCGAGCTCGTGCTTGGGTCGTAAGTCATCATGGCAGACTGTTCAGGGGCCTGTGACCTCGTCATCTAGTTTCGATTGGGAATTTCTCTTAAGAGGCTTGGCGCGGGTCTACTTCCGCTTCACCACGTTCACGACCGACCCCTTTCTCTTGGGCGGTGGTGCTATAGATCCAGCAGTTGCAGCCGCCCGGGCATTGTAATGCCTCTGGTGGTACTGCCAGAATGCAGCCCCACCGACCCTGAAGTTCTTGCGAATGGGCGCCTTGTACCAGAAAACACAGTCCGTAATCTTGTTCGACTTGCTGGTGTTGTCGAGCACCAGACACTCGTAGTTTTCTGTGGTCGCATCCATGACCTGACAGAAGCTGTCGAACGTCGGGAAGACGCCGAAGAACGCCTTGTACAGGTTCTCTCGGTTCTGCCGTACGTTGTCGCGCAGGGCAAACACGTAGTCGACGTTGGTCCGAATCATGGGCGTCATATCCATGCAGTACTGGGTCGTCATCATAAAGAAAATCTTCCAGTGTCGTCCGTTCATAAACAACTGCCTGATCGCAATGTCTCTCATAAAGGCGCGGTCGTACATGCAGTCGTCCATGAGCACAAATACCGGCGTGCACTTCCCGGCCGCCAAGAGCTTCTTCTGACGCTCGATGATCTTTTCGAGCGCATCCTTGTTGTAATCTCCAAAGACGAAGAGGTCCGGGATGAATTGCTTGTAGTACCCGTTCCCCTCCTCTGTTCCAGACATGGCGATGCCGGCCGGCAGGTGCTTCTTGTGCCACAGGATGTCCGTGACCAGCGTCGACTTGCCCGTCCCGCGCTTACCGATGAAGACGCACACCTTGTCGTCGCCCATCTTGCTGGGATCGAACTTTCGGAGCTGTAGAGACATCTCCTCCTCCAATTTTCAAACAAAATTCACACTGGACTCTAGCGCGACCTGTGCTGGGAGTCGCGGAACGTCTCGGGCACTAATCTCTCTACCATTACTAGAGGCGACAAATGTCAGCCGGATACATCCAGTTGGCCGCCATCGGTCAGCAGGATGCCTACTTGACGGGCGAACCGCAGGTGACGTACTTTGCGGGCGTCTACAAGCGCCACACCCCCTTTGTTCTCGAAGCCTATGACATTCCCTTTATAGATCAGAGCATCACATATGGAAAAACGAGCATTTGTCGCATCCCTCCCAAAGGGGATCTCATACGAGGATTGACGCTCAAAATCAACCTTCCGGCTCTGTACAACCCCGGAGAAGACTGGACGTGGGGGCCCACTCCGTCAGCGACGAATTTCCCCCTCCTCTGGTTTGGCTTCTCGAATGGCACCATCGTGGGTCCCCTCACCGCCCCCACAAATTTCCAGTACTATTCAACGAACGTAGCATCTCTGGCCGGCTGGTTCGATTCTAATTTCGGTCCTTATGCGAGCTATAATTATTCTCTTAACAAGTTTGTGTTCTCGAACGTCTCGAACGTCATTGTGACGGCGGGCGCGCCGGACAACTCCGCACTCTCCAGCATTTTTTGGGGACTCGATCCGGTCAATTACACAACGGCGGCAGGATCAAACATTATTTACAACGCGACCGTCTCGTCCCTGTCGAACCTTTCGGCCAATTCCATTTCGCCTTCGAACACCTTCGCAAACGTCTTCATATCGACCCTGACACCAGACTACACCCTTCAACAGTCTGGTTGGATCCAGACGGTCGGGTTGCCCACGAACATCCTCACAGGGGTGTACCTCAGCCTCGCCGAGACTGTCCCGACATCTTCCCAGCAATTTCTCAACTTTTTCGAGGTCAACCCGTCGAGCATCAAGTATTGGACTCAGAATGATTTTTCACCGAGTAATTACGCTATAACACCCGGGGGGTGTATCAAGTTCATCAACCCGGGGTACTATACAGTCCAGATGGGTTTCAACGTCCAGGGCGGTTCGGTCCAGAACCTGGCGTACGGATCCTCCCCAACGGACGGCGCCCCCCCGATCCCTTCCTTCATT